AGGAACTATAACTTTAGATTATCAAATATTGGTTCATAAAATTATAGATATTAGAGATAAAAAATATTTACAATTAATATTAGATGAATTAAAATATGATAATATAAATTTTAATAATAATGGATATCAGCAAAATTTTGTGATAATAAGATCTAGTGTTATAAAAAAATTATGTGAAGAATCAGATTTTCTATATTTAAAATATTTAGTTGACGAAATATTAGGTGATTTTATAAATTATAATATGTATATTCATAATATTTGTGAAGGACTACGATTAAATAAAAATGAAACATATAAAAATATTGTTTGTTTATCTAATAATTTAAACGATAAAAGCAAATATATTATTAATAGTAGTTTAAAAAAAAATGTTTTTAAAAGTATTTAAAAAAAAAACGATTAATATTTGTAAAAATTAATTTGTAAAATGCCAATAAGTTTAATAAGTTGTGTTATTAATTATAAAAATAAATTAGCAATTGGAAGAGATAATGGATTGTTATTAAGATTAAAACAAGATTTAAAATTTTTTAAGTCGATAACATCTGAAAATGATAATTGTAATTCAAAAATAGATAGAAATGTTGTTTTAATGGGGAGAAAAACGTGGTTTTCTATTCCTAGAGAACGTAGACCATTAAAAGATAGATTGAATTTAGTATTAACAAATGATAAAGATCTTTTAAAGTTATCACCTTATCCTATTTTTCCTTGGACTAAATTTACAAAAAATGTATATTTTTTAACATATAAACAGTTTTTAGATTTTTATAAACGGACAGATGCTAATGTATTTGTTATAGGTGGAGGTCAAATTTATGATATGTTTTTAAATAATAAAAATGAAAATTTATTACCACAAAAATTGTATATAACAGAAGTATATGATTTTAAACCAGAAATTGGGTTAGAACCAGATTGTTTTATGAGTCATTTTGACGAAAGATATAAATTAGTAAACGTATCGGATAAATATAATGATAATACCTATAATGTTACTTTTAGATTTTTAGAATATAATTACTACCATAAGTATAAAACAGCTGAAAAACAATATATGGATTTATGTTATAAGGTATTAAAAAATGGTAATTCAAGAATAGATAGAACAAATGTTGGTACAATAAGTATATTTGGTGATAAAATGGAATTTGATATATCAGATACTGTACCATTATTAACAACAAAACGAGTTCCGTGGAAACATTGTATTGAAGAACTTTTGTGGTTTATGCGTGGAGATACTAATACAAAAATTTTACAACGACGAGGTGTTAAAATATGGGATGGAAATACATCACGTGAATTTCTTGACAATAAAGGTTTAACACATTATGATGAGGGAATTCTTGGACCAGGGTATTCGTGGCAATGGAGATTTTTTGGTGCAAAATATAGTCAAGCATTTTCTGATACATCAAATGTAGATATTTCTAAAATAGGTGGGTTTGATCAATTAGAATATATGATAGACAAGTTAAAAAACGATCCGTTTAATAGACGAATAATGATGTCTTACTGGAATCCTTTACAGATGGATGAAATGGCACTACCACCATGTCACTATTCAGTTTTGTTTTATGTTGAAGAAGAGGCTAATCAGAAATATTTAAGTTGTTTATTTACAATGAGATCAAATGATATGTTTTTAGGTAATCCATTTAATATTTTTAGTTATACAGTTTTAACATATATTTTAGCACTAAAATGCAATATGAAACCGAGACGTTTAGTTTATATGGGCGGTGATATACATATTTATAAAAATCATCTAGATCAAATGACAGAACAATTAAATAGAACACCACGACCCCTACCACAATTAAAAGTTAATCCAGATGTTAAAGATAAAGCTATACAAGACATTATTGTTGAAGATTTTGAATTGGTTGGATATTTTCCTCATGAAAAAATTTTGGCACCAATGGCTATTTAAAAATAAAAATTATTAATAATAAAAATAATATGATATACGAAAAATCATTTGCATCACACCCAAAATCTAAATATTGGAATGAAAATAATAATAAAAATCCATTAAATGTATTTAAATCTTCACATGATAAATATTTATTTAATTGTGATAAATGCACTCATATATTTAAATCTACTTTAAATAATATAACAAATAATAATACTTGGTGTCCATATTGTGTAAATAGAAAATTATGCGAAGATAATAATTGTAAAATGTGTTTTCAAAATAGTTTTGCATCAAATAAAAAATGTATATATTGGTCTAAACAAAATAAAATATTCCCAAGACAAGTATTTAAAAATTCTTCAAAAAAATTTTTATTTGATTGTGATTGTGGTCATCAATTTAATTCAATGTTATCTAGTATAACAACTAATAATACTTGGTGTCCTTATTGTTGTACTCCTCAATTAATATTATGTGGAAATCCTAAATGTAATAATTGTTTAAATAAATCTTTTGCATCACATAAAAAATCTAATTTTTGGAGTAATAAAAATGAATTAAAACCTATTCAAGTTTTTATTTCATCTTCAAAAACATTTATATTTAATTGTAATAAATGTAATCATGAATTTAAATGTAATTTAAATAATATTACAAATAGTAATACTTGGTGTCCTTTTTGTTCTAATCAAAAATTATGCGAAAATAAAAATTGTCAAACATGTTTTGAAAAATCTTTTGCTTCATATATTAAAAGTGAATTTTGGAGTAATAAAAATATGTTAAAACCTAGACAAGTGTTTAAATATACACCGAAAAAATATTATTTTAAGTGTAACAAGTGTAGTCATGAATTTTATAGTTCTTTAAATTCAATTTCAAATGGAAGATGGTGTAATAAGTGTAAATTTAAAACTGAATTGAAATTATTTGAATGGTTAAAAAAACATTACAGTGATGTAAGAAAACAAATTATATTTAATTGGAGTCAAGGAAAAAGATATGATTTTGTAATGAATGATATTATTATAGAATTAGATGGACCTCAACATTTTAAGCAAGTTAGTAATTGGAAATCACCTGAACAAAATAAAATAAATGATAATTTAAAAAATGAATTAGCGCATACAAATGGGTATAGAATAATAAGAATATGTCAAGAAATCGTTTTTAATGATTTAGAAGATTGGGAACAACAATTAAATTACTCTATAAATCAAAAATGTAAAATAATAAAGATAGGAAGCATATATTCAAAAAATTTAATATAAATTTAATTAATATCCAATGGCTATTTAACTTTTTATCTTTAAATTAATTAAAATAAACAAAATAAATGTTTTAATTAATTTAAAGATAAAAAAATATATAAATTAATGAAAATTATTATAGAGATTTTGTTATTAGTAAATTTGATTAATGGATGTCCTTTAAAGTCAAAGACAACTACACAAATAAAAAGATGTTATACAACACATTCTAAAACTTCAAGTACTTATACCTCAATTACGTCAACTTCTACAATGAGTTCAAGATCTACAACTACTACAAGTTCTACAAGTTCTACAAGTTCTACAAGTACTACAAGTTCTACAAGTTCTACGAGTATAACTTTTACGAGTACTACTAGTACTACACTTCCTACAAATGGAGTAAATGACATTCCTATTACAAATGGTAAAAATGCTACATTGACATATTTTACAGATACAGTTACTCAATGTTATGGTGGAAATATTCCTTCTGGTAATGGTTTAGCAGTAAATCCATTGTTATTAGGATTTACATTAAGTGATTGGAATGATAAATATGCTAATAGTGATCCTAATACTATACCATGGTGTGGTAAGATGATGAATGTTACAGTAAACAATAAGACGTATAGTGCAAGGGTAATTGATACTTGTAATCCCGGAGATGGAGGTACATTTATAGATCCAAATACAGGTCAGGTGATTGGTGGTAAATGTGGTTATACTAATGTTATAGATTTATACGGTGAAGCTGGGTTATCATTTTTACAAGATACTGTAGGTGATGATTTTTATCAAGGTTCTTTAGAATGGGTAATATATTAATAATTATATAAAAAATTGAAATATAACTGTAAATTTTAATTATTTGTACTATATAAACAATTAAGATGAGTGAATTTTTGAATTTAAGTGATAAACACGTGGATGTGTTAAAGCGTATGTTGTCGGATTCGTTGAACAAGAAATTGGAATTTGAGATTAGATTTGGGAAATTTTATCAAGATCAAAACAAAGATAAACAATACAAGAGTTTTGATTCGAATTTGGAAATTGAAAAATTTTATAAATTGAAAAAAATGTTAAGAAGAGTGGAACATGATACGTTATTAACTGAAGAATATATTTATAAAAATTCTATTGAACAAGGAAATATAAAAAGAATAATCGATAAAAAAGATAATTCTGAAACTTTTATGGTAAAAAATGTTGTAAAAACTTATGATATTTATGATTATGATATAAGATTTTCAAGTAGTTATGAAAAGGGTTATGATAAATCAAAGATTATTGATTTTGGAAATTATGAATTGATTAGAAAGAAAAATAGAACATCATATAAATTTGCGTTTGGTAAATTAGATTTGACTATTGTAGAACAGGAATTTAAAAATGGTAAGATTCAAAATAAATATGAAGTAGAATTTGAAATTACTAATTTTGATTTAAACTCAATATTAGGGACAATTACTTTTGTTTTACAAACATGTCAAGATAGTTTTTATGTAATTTCTAATATGGAACGGAGATATGTTTTGTCAGAATATAGAAATTTAATAAATGGTAATTATTTTATAGGTGCTCAACCAGAAACATTACATAAAGAAAAAATTTCAATGTTATATAAAAATTATTCTGTTACGGATAAGGCTGATGGTGAAAGAGCTTTTATGATAATTGATAAAGGTGGTCATGTATATTATATTGATAACAATTTAAATAGAATTACAAAAACAAATTTAAAATCAGAAAGATATACAAATACTTTAATTGATGGTGAAATTGTAAAACAAAATGATAAAATTGTATTTTTAGCTTTTGATTTAGTTATGTATAATGGTAAAGATTTAAGAAATGATATGAAATATAAATTAAAGGAACGTTTAGATAGATTAAATCATATTTTGTCATCTATTGCTAATAATCAATTTTATTTATTAAAACTAAAAAAATATTATTATAATAATGTCTTTTTGGGGTCAAAAATTATATTAGATAATGTTGATAAAAACGGAGATTATAAAATTAAAGTTAACGATATTGATATTGTTTATAAAAATGATGGTTTAATTTATACACCAATGGATGAACCATATCCTAAAAGTAAAAAATGGACAACATTGTTGAAATGGAAACCGGCTGAATTAACAACAATTGATTTTTATTCAAGGAAAATTTCTAGTGAAAATGGTGTAAGTAGATGGCAGTTATTTGTTCAACATCCTGTTGAGAATTTAGAGAAAAGTGATAAAACAAAAAATGTTACAGAAACAGTTTTATTTGATATTTCAAAGTTGTGTTCGTTTGAAAATAGGGGTGAAATGACGTATGAAACAGTAATTAATGATAAGTTAATTGATGAAACTACAGGTGAACCATATCAAACAAATACTGTTATAGAATATAAATGGGATAAATTAGAGAAATATTTTGTTCCTATACGTACAAGATGGGATAAAACGATTAATCCTAAAAAACATGGTAATTTTAGTGAAGTTGCATGTGATATTTGGAATAATATAAATAATCCAATTGAAAAAGAAACTTTATTTAAATTTAAAAATGTATCATCAAATAGTGATTTTTTTTTTGAACGTATGAGACGTTTTCATAACAAGGTAAAAGAATATCTTTACAATAAGTATTGTAAAGACACTGAATATTTATTAGAATTATGTTCTGGAAAAGGAGGTGATCTTCATAAATGGATACATAATAATATTAAAAATGTAGATGGATATGATATTTCTGAAAAAAATATTACTGAATGTAATAGGCGTATTCAACAATTACAAACAAAAAGTCCTATTGTAAACAATTATAATTTTTTCAAGTTAGATTTAACAAAAAGTAATAGTTATGAAATTATTTATAAAAATAATCAGAATTTATTTAATAATATATGTTGTAATTTTGGAATTCATTATTTTTTTGAATCTGAAAAAAATTTTAATAGTATTTTAGCAATATTAAATAATACATTAATAGATAATGGGTATTTTATAGTAACATTTATGGATAATGAAATGATAAATAAATTATTTAATAATAAAAATATGTGTTATTATGAAAAAGATAATGAAATAGTATATTTATTGGAACGAGAAAATACTTCTGGTATTTATGGTAATAAATTAAATATAACATTAAATGGTAATAATATTTTAAATGAAGGTTCTGAAGAATGGATAATTGATTTTAATAATTTTAAAAATGATATGGAATCAAATGGTTATAAATGTATAGAAACTAATGTATTTGAAAATTTATACGATTCGAATTTTGATTTACAAGATTTTGAAATAAACATTTCATTTTTAAATAGATATTGTGTATTTCAAAAAATAAACTCTGAAAAAATGGAATATAGTAGTTTGGAATTAGGAAAAATGTCTAATCAAATTATAGATGATATTTCAAATATTAATACAAAATTTAATTTTGATACAATTAATTTACAACAAAATGACATTAGTGTTTATAAAATTTCAAGTTTATATGATATAGTTGATGTTATTAACTGTATAGAATATAAATATTATAAAAATAAAATTTCTAACATAATTATTGATTCTCAACCAAATATGTCATTCAATGATATTTTAACATTATTTAATGATCTTGATATTATTTATAAACCAGTATTTGTTAATGATCCATTAAATTTTGATAATTATAATGATAATAATAATATATATTTTACACATTATAAATATGTGGTTGAAAAACGTAACGATGAAAAAGAAAATGATGATATAGAATACAATAATTGGTATATTGTTATGTATAAAGATCAATTATTATTTAATAAACCAAATATAGATACAATTATACAAGATAATACAGATACAACAGATACAATTATACAAGAAAATACAGATACAACAATAGATACAATTATACAAGAAAATACAGATACAACAACAGATAAAATAACAGAGTCAATTAATTTTAATGATAATTTGGATATAAAAGAAAAGATAAAATTGGAATGGAATGATATTAAAAATACTAATAAAATCACTGTTAAAATATTAAAAGATTTACTTTTAAAATTAGATTTAAAAGTGTCTGGAAAAAAAGATGAATTACAAAAAAGATTAGAAAATAGATTAAATAATTGTTTGTTTTAATGTTATAATAAAAAAATGAAAAGAATTTAAAAAAAAAAATTTTTAATTATAAATCAATGATGTTTAGGTTATATAATGATGATAAAAAAGATTATATAGATATGGATGTAAAGATAAATAAATCTAATGATCCGGAGCAACCGAATGAAAAATATGGATATGAATTAAAATTAAATGATTATAGAAATAAAATTGATAATATTGATTCTGATAATTGGAAAAAGGTTAGATGGTATATTAATGAATATGATTTTCAAGTGAAGGATCCGATTATAAATAGAGCATTTTATAAATATTGGGAAATTATTAATGAATTTGAAATATATGAAGATTATAATGAAACGGATATTATATTACATTGTGCTGAGGCACCTGGGGGATTTATTCAGGGTACAAATATTTATTTACAAATTGAATATTTAGATATTAATAAGAATAAAAAAGAACATGAAAAAGATATAGATAGTGATGGTTTTATAACAGTTAAAAATAAAAAGAGAATTAATACAAATAATTATAAAATTTATTCGATTTCTCTTAACAAAGAATTGCCTCAATATAGAAATTATAATTTACCAAGTTATAATAAGAATATTTTAAATAAAAATTTATGTATAACATATGGTAAAGATAAGACAGGAGATATGAATAATTTAGATAATATACATTATATAAAAAATATTTCAAAAGCTCCATTTTATTTAATAACAGCGGATGGAGGATTTGATGAAGGAACTGATTTTAATAATAAAGAGCAATTACATTATAATTTAATTTTAAGTGAAATTTATGCTGGTATATATTTACAAAAAGAGAATGGACATTTTATATTAAAAGTATTTGATACTTTAACTGAAACAAGTATTCATTTATTATATTTGTTAAGTTTATGTTATAAAGAAGTTTATATTTATAAACCAAAGACAAGTAGACCTACAAATTCTGAAAAATATATTATTTGTAAATATTTCAATTTACCAGATGTTGTTAAAGAAAAATATTTAGATAAATTGAAAATGTTATCTGATAATTTAAGATTAACAAAAAATAAGTTTGTTTCATTTAAATTATTTGAAAATTTACCAAATGAATTTTTATCAAGTATTAAAGATATTAATAATTCATTGTTAAATAAACAATGTTCTTTTTTAGAAAAGGCAATATATTTATGTAATAATGAAAAATTTATAAGTGATTATGATAAAATATTAAATGAGTCTTTGGATAATAGAAAAATGATTTTTAAAGAATGGGAAAATATGTATAATTTAGATTCTTATGTATAATATAATTAATTTTTGCTTATAATATCGTCTATATTAATTGGTAAAAACGTGTTATCTTTTAAAATTATTAGTTTTATGTAGTAATAAAATTGGAAACAATTCATTATAAATAATATTATAAGAATAGCCATTATAGTATATAAATATGGTTTAATGTATTGAAATGCTATATTTGTTATATGATTTATAATTTTATTTAAATGTTGTTTATTATGTGTTTTGTCAAATTCTTTAGATATAAGATTTATAGTTTCTGTTGTGAGATCTTTTATCATTATATTTAATATGTATATTTATTATTAATATTTTAATAATAATAATTATACCTGTGTGTTCAATAATATGTTTTTTTTTAATAGATAAAATTAAAAATGTCATCATCAGAAGAACCTACTGTTATAACATTAGATAATACTAATTCTATTCAAATTTTAGCACAATATATTGAACATGCACAACAAAAAGGTGCTTATTTATTAAGTGAAGCAGAAATTTTAAAAAGGGCTGTAGAATTTTTACTAAATAATGTTCCTGATAATGAATTAAATGATAGTAATTCCAAAAATTTACTTGTACAAGGTATTCATAAAGGTCAACGTCATGGAGCATATACATTAAATGATGCTGCTTTACTTAGTAAAGTAGTTAATTTTGTTGTTGCTTCAAGTCAACAACTACAAGAGAATCCAACTGTACTAAATACATCTGAACAGGAAAATTTAGTAAAACAAGAAAATGTAAGTGAAGAAAATAATAACATTGATGATTTATCTGATTTAGCAGAACCTATTCCTTTAAAACCTAAAGAAGTTTAATTTATATTAATATTTTTTAATTTAAAAATAATATTAATATAATATTATGTTAATAGTTTTTGAATTATTAGAAATGAGAAAGGAAATATTTAATGGAATTTTATTTATAGGATTAATTTATTCTATAAATTATTTCATACGTAATTTAATCAAGATTAAAACAAATGAAAACGTTGATGAAAACGTTGATTTAAACGTTGATTTAAATATTGATGAAAATGTTGATGAAAATATTGATGAAAATATTGATGAAAATATTGATGAAAATGTTGATAATATAGATAATACTACTAATTATTCAAAAGTTGAATTACAGGAAAAAAAGGAATATTTAATAAAATTAAATAAGAAATTATGTGATATAAAGGATATGTTAAATGATATTAAAAATCAATTAAATAATAAAAAAGTTAATTAATATTTACATAATTTTAACACGATATAATCCATCATAATTGTTTCCAGTTTTTTTTAATAATATTCCAGAGTGTAGTGGCCAAGTTAATTCTAGAAATATATTAGATATATTTCCAGGAGCAGCTGCAGTTCTTACAATATGTGCTTCATTAGTACTTTCATTTTTTGTGACATGAAATATTCCAGAAGGTCCATCTTGGATTAAATTACTAATAGTTATGACAAAACTACCTTTAACATTATCAGAAATAGTTGTATTGTATGATGATGTAAGTGTAATATCTTTAATAACTATTCCTAAATTATCAACATATTTTTTCGTTGCTGCATCCTGTTGACTAATAGGATCGTTAACGTTTGTTATGTTTTGTAAAGAACCTGTATTGCTTAACATATCTAACGAACTTTTAGAGATATTGCAATTACCTATAGTTGATGTAGTAATATCTATATTTTGAATTTTTCCACCATCTATAAAAACATTACCTTCTAAACACACTGACATATATGTTCCCTTAATATAATATAGTTAAATTTATTTTTTAAAATACACGAGTTATATTAGTTTGGTAAAGAAAAAAATGAATTATTTTTTATATTTTTGATATTTTAATGTCTTTTGTCTCTAAATGTGTTAATTATTCTCAATGTTTTGTTTTAAAAAATAAAATATTACAACCATTATTAAAAATGTATAATGATTTTTTATTGAAACAAAAAATTTCAAATGATAATTTTTGTTTAAATAAAGATATAAATTCTGGTATATCATCAGACTTTATAATTGCAAATAACAATATTAAATATTATTTATTTATAACAAATAAATCAAAATTAGAAAATTTAAATGATAGATATAATATATTATATTTTTTTCCAGATGTAACGTCTGAATTAGATAATACGTTAAGTGATTTTTATTTAGAAATCGATGAACGATTTAAAAGTGATTATTTATTTGAAGGATTTTTATATAAAAGGTCTGATAATAAACTATCATTTTTAATTACAGATGTATTAATAATTGATAATGATATTGTAATGACAGATTATGCATCTAGATTAACTATAATTAATGAAATAATTATGGATAAATATTTAAATAATTTAAATAATAAGGTGAATATAAATTTACATCCTGTATTTAAAAAGGAAAATGAAAATTTAATAAAAATATTTAAGGATAATTTTATTTTTAAATCAGATATATGTTGTATAGAATTAATAAATAATTTTATAAAAACTAGATATGTAGATAAGCGAGATTTAGAAGCGTCTGAAAAAATTATAGAAATTGGAAAATATAGTGATGTATATAATATATATGATGTTATAACAAATAATTATCAAGGTATATTGTATATAAAAGGTATAAAACAATCAAAGGAGATGAAAAAATTATTATTAAATAAAGATAAAATTAAATTACAATGTAAATTTAATAATGATTTTAAGAAATGGGAACCTGTAATATAATATTTTATAAAAAAATGAAAAAAAATAGTGTTAGATATTTTTGAATAAAATATGAGAAAATTGTGTGAATATGAATTAGAAACAAATAGATTGTGTAAAAATTATAAATATAATAGAAATTTTTGTTATGTTCATGATTATAATATTTTTAATTTTGTATTTGATTTATTATTTTATATATTTGTACCAATTGTTTTAGGGCTTATTGTATTTATAATTCTAAATATAATTATGTATAATTTAGACACAAAATATATTTATGATATTTATGATATTATACAATATGAAGAAATTTTTATGTAATAATTATTTTTATTTTTAATTAATTTAATTTTTTTTATTTTGTTTACAATAATTAAGTGTAAACAACACAATGTTATATAATAGTAATTTTGATGATTCTTCATTTCAATCAGTTAGTTCAAGGGAGATGAATAAAACAATTTATGATCCATGTGAAACAGAACAAAGAGGTAAAGAGAATAATAAGAAAATAAAGTATATTACTACAAATCATATTGATTTATTAGAGGCAAAAGATAAATTAAATTTTTATGGTATGACAGTTCGTGATCATCTTTTTGTACCTGCTAATAGTATTAATGAAGATTCATTTTTACGTTATGGTAAAACAGGTGGTATTATTACAAATCCAAATGTTAAAAATGTATTTGGACAGTTACCTTTACCAACTATGCCTGCTAAATATCAAACAGCACATGGTAATGTTGAAATTGAAGATAAACATGTACGTGTTCCATTATTAGAAGTTAACAAACAAAGTTGTAATCCCAAAGAATCTAATTTTCATAATAGATCATTTTATATATTCGATGATTCTCAAGGAATTGATACTCCAAATGCTGTAAAAAGTGTTGAAACAAAAGAATTTGGACCTAGAGGAGGTGTAAATTCTAGATTTATTCAAAAATAAATATATATTATTTTTTTATTTATATAATATAAATAAAACGATAAATGAATAATTACGCAATATTTCAAATTTGGATTACATTATTAGTTGCCTTAGTATTTTTGGCTGATACATTGAAACCATATATATTTACAGAGTTATATAATTTTTTAAAAGAATGGCGTGATACAACTATAGGAATTTATTATTTATATTTAGCATACGAATTATATAATAAATTTTCTGTTAAAAGTAAATAGTAGTATATTTTTGTTAATAAACATTACGATGATTTAATACACGTCTTTGTTTTTCTAATGTTACTATTTTAAATATAAAAGTATTTTGAAATGTTTTGTTTGGTGGTGATGGAGTATCTGTCCCAAAATCAAATGGATTTCCTTCAGAATCTAATATGGTAATGGTCATTTTAGAAAGATACGCTTTTGGTGTATCATAATATTTCACTGTATATTCATGAATTCTTCTATCTATTTGAATAAATGTACCAGAACGAGTTGGTGGAGCTAATTGTAAGATTGCAAAAGAATTAGAAATATTTTTATCATTTGAAACCATAACATCTTGGATTTCATCTATTTGTAATAACAAATATGGTTCATCTTGAACATTGTTTTGATCAGGAATAATTGCTTGAATTAATTCTATGCTATGTATATTTTTAAATTCGTTTGGAAATTTAATTGAATATTGATTAACATTAGGATAAGCTGTTATATTTCTGTCTTTTGATGAAATTGTCAAATAGTGAACTTTTTTTTCATATTGTAAATCTGGTTCTTGTGATACGCTATATTGTGTATTAGATTCGTTTTTATATACTAAATCATAATTTTGACTATTAAATTGGTTTTGATTAGACTCTGAAAAAACATTTTCAGAATATCTATTGTAATGTTCTCCTAAACGATTAGACATTATCTATTATTATATAATAATAAAATAAATTTTAAATAAAAATTTTAAATGAAAATTTTTTATTTAAAATTAATTAATTTATTAGTTTTATGCAAGTTAATGAAGATTTAGAATTAAATGAAATTAATAAAACATTGTTAACAATTCGTGATGATAATGAATCTGATTATTGTTGTATTTGTATAAATACAATGGAATATTCATTTGTTAAATTAACATGTTGTAATCAAATGATACATGAAATGTGTATTATAGAATTTATAGTTAATATTAACAATAATTTGTATAATTGTCCTATTTGTAGAAAACATTTAAATACACAAGTGTCTTTTGGTAAATTAATAGATTATATTAATGAAAATTTTGAAATCATATCAAAAGATAAAATTCAAAACATTATTTTAAATTTATATAAAGATTTACCAATTAAAGATTTATTTAATATTGATGAAAGTGCAGAAATGAAACATTTAAAAGAAACAGTTATAAAATTAACTTTACAAAATGATAAATTTAGAATGATTATTATAATATTATGTTTACCCTTATTAATTATAATTGGTTCAATTATATTTAGCAATTACAAAAAATAATATAAATAAAAAATGAATATTTTTAATTATATTAATTTATTTAATGAATGAATGTTATATATATTTTAGCAACGAAAATTTTGATTTATGTTGTATTTGTTTAGATGAATGTATATTAACTGAAAAAAATAAAATATCTAATGAACATAATTATATTAATTTTAAGTGTTGTAATGGATTAATTCATAAGAGATGTTTATTAATAATGTTTTTAAATAATTTTGAAAATTGTTGTTTATGTAGAAGTGAAATTGATATAATAGATTATTATTCTATAAATGATATTAAAAGTTTGTTATATACAAATCAATTAAAAGAATATAAAGAAGAATTATATAAATTATTATATAAATTATCCTTGTATAAGATAGTATACTATATTTATGTCTTAATAATAAATATAAAATTGTTTTTTTATAACGTAAAATCTTGGTTAATGACTTTTATGTTAAGATTAAAAATGTTTATTAAACGATGTTTTACAGTCTAATATTATTAGATGCTTGTTCAAAAAATAATATTAAATTCAAACCAGATATTAATTAAAAGATTATGAATTTAATATTATCTTTATTAATTTTTACATTGTTTTGTGTAGATTATTACTATATATATTATAATTCAATACGTAATATCAAATTAAATGAAAGACAAAGAGCATATATTATGTCAATAAAATCGTCTATAACTTTGTCTATATTGTCTATATATTTTAATATTAAATATTTTAATAATTCAGAATTAGATAATGGTGATTATATAGTTATGCATTTAGGTATATTAAATTTAATATCATATTTTTTTATGGATTGTGTAATTGGACGTAAAGAATATAATAAATATTTATTATCATTATCTGGATATATTCATCATATTATTTATATTATTGTAAGTATTATATGTATAAAATTCAATATAATTTTACCTTTTATATTATTTTTAATAGAAGAAATTCCAACATTAATTTTAAGTTTAGGTAAGTTTAATAGTAAATTTAGGTCTGATAATTTATTTGGAGTGACATTTTTTTTAACAAGAATTGTGTATCATATATATTTAACAAAAATTACATATAATTATAATATAATAATCCCTATAATAAGTACGTTAGCTCTTGGGGTCCATACATATTGGTTTAAAAATTGGATAACTAAATATACGTTACTTTTAAAAAAGTAACAATTATAGACTAACAATTTTAACTTTATAAGTTGTACTGCCTGAGACACCAGGGGATGGACGATAATATAATTGTGGATAAGAGGTTGTATCATTATTATTATTATCACTAGTAAGATCACTATTAACATTATGCGGCCATTGCATATCTAATTGATCACCAGAATTACCTTTTGCAGATAAAAGTCTAACAATAGTACCTGAATGATAAACATCATTTTGAGCCTTCCCTATCATAAAAATTGCATGTGCTCTGTATGTATTTGTTAATGGTTTAACATAAATCATATAAATACCATATCTACTCGGAAAATCAAATATAGTTTTAATACCAGATGAGGAGCTATCATCTAAAGTTATAGTTCTAGTTATATCTGCTTGTGCACCATTAATAGTACTCACTTGTAAATTATTTGCTGTTAAATCATTTAAACGAACATCTGCATAATGTGGATAATTAATATTTCCAGATCCTGGTGATTCGTTATTACATACAAAGGCAAATTTATCTTGAGATTCATCCCAAATCATCATTACATACCCACAAGGAAATAGTTGGTATTCAGATGTAGTATCTGGATGAGTAATAAAATCTAACCCTTCCTTTGGTATTGGACGTGAATTTATTGGTAAATTGTTGTGGTCAGTTGTACTATAAATATTTGCAACAAAGCCTCCTGATGATCCTAAATACTCTTTTATTCTTCTGACTTGATTTGCACCAGTTCCAGTTTTAATTTTTACCCACCAACCATTATAATAATCTGGGTTAGGATTTGAATTAGAAGATAATATAATTGAAGTTGCATTACCTCCTTGTGCAAATTCAGTTTCCTCTGCTATGTCTTGAACTACATCTCCACTTCCTCTATCATTTGCTGGTTGATATCTTTTTATAGCTAAGCCACCATCTGATGTGCCTACAGGAGCATTATTTACAACAGTGATGTTGTCATCAATAGTTGTAACAGTTGAATTAATTGTTGTAGTCGTACCTTTTACATTTAGATCTCCGTATATTGTTGTTATACTATTTGATGTTCCTATATGTACTGGTATACCAGATGTGTTAGTTGCAAGTCTTACTCCATTATTTGAATCGGCACTTTCTATTTGAACTTTTCCTCCAGCTGATAAAGATATTCCACCCCCATTTGATGTTGATAATTTAATAGCTTCATTACTTGTACCAGATGAAGCTATATTTACTTTAGAATTTGTGTTACCAGTAACTGTAATATTTAAATCTTGATTGTCTTGAAGAGTACTATTTGTATATGTACTAGATGCACCATATGTTGTAATTATAGTTGAACCAAGTGATGTATTAACTATAAATCCACCTTTACCAGTAAAAATATCTACTTTTCCGATTGAATCACTTTTGTTATTACTAATTGAAATATTACCATTTTGATTTATTGTACGAATTTGAATAGCATCATTTGTTAAATTATTACCCTCACTTTCAATAATTAATGAAGAATCTGTAGCACCTTGTAATGACATTGTTAAATGTTGATTATTATTATTACTTTTAACTATATAATTAGATGTTGCTGCTTGTGATGTTAATGATATTGGTCCACTTGTATTTGTTAATAACGTATAACCACCAGATCCAGCTAATTGAGTAATAGAACTAGTATCTAAACCTAAACCATTATAATTTGAAATTACAATATTACCTTTACTATTAGTTGTATTTATAACTAAGGCAGTGTTAGTTGTATTTATACCTGAACTTTCTATTTTTAATTGTGAATCTTGAACACCAGTTAATCCTATTGTTAAACTTTGATTTCCAGTACTTGAATTAACTATAAAACTTCCATTAGCATTATTTGCTGTTAATGAAATATTTCCTTGTGAAGTGGTTTCATATATACCTCCAGATCCAGATATTAAAGAAATACCACCATTATTTGCTCCGGATAATAATTTTATACCACCATTTATATGTGTTGCTTTTATATCTACTGCATTATTTGAATTTTCTCCACCATATAATTGTAATGTATTAGTGTTTGATTTTAAAAGTAAATCTCCACTTGTTGTAATAAAATTTGAAGATGCTCCAACTGAAATGTCTACTTTATTAGGTCCTTGTATGGTTGTTGCTCCATTTGCTGTACTTATATTTGTAACTGATAAATTACTTGTTCCGTATAAGACATATAAATTTTCATGTATATGTGCATTTTTATCAATTTTTACACCACCTGATATTAAAACAGACCCAACACTGTTAAGGCCAGTGCTATTTTCGTTACCTTTAACTATAATTTTTCTATTGACATTTAAATCACCCCAGCCAAAATTTTGAACGTTACTTCCTTGTTCTAATGTGACATCACCATGAAATATTGTTGCTAACGGATTTGACATTAATCTATATTATATTATAATTATATAATTTTCTTCTAAATTAGACGCTAAATAAACATAATAATAATTTTTTAATTTATTATTAAATTTTAATTTAATAATTCGCATAATTTACCATTACCACATCTATTAGATGGGCAATAATTAGATTTATTATTCCATTTAGATTTATAATATTCTTTGAAAAATTCTTTTGGTAAAAATTGATCGAGTGGTATATATTTATTTGATTTAAATTTATTATTATTTTTTAATCGTCCGTTTAAAACAAATCCTGAATTATTTGTAAATCCTTGGTGAGAGTAATCTTTTAAAACACCTGCATGTGTTATTATAAAAACATTTAAATTATCTCTCTGTTGTATTTGTGACATATAGTTTATTACGAACCAATTTATAAATTTAGATATATCACCAGGTTCTCGACGTAATTCAGAATATTTTTCAATAAATGAAAAGTCAAACATGTCTAATAATCCAATTGATCTTAAATATTTTTTTTGTTCTATTATTGATTTCATAGCATAACTAGGTGTTGTTTCCATTATTTTAAAACTCCTTTGTGAATATTTATCTGTACTAGACTCATCTATTTCTCTTAATAAAGGAAACACGTATATTTTTTTAGGAGGATTAACCCAATCTCTGCTCATAAAATAAGCTGTTTCCATACTTCGTATTAATGGAGAACATCCTATTACATTCATTTCATCCATATTTAAATTTTTATTTTTAAAAATTCGATTTAATGATTTTAATATACTAGCTATTATGTTACCATTAGAAATAGATGCATTTATCCCTAATTCTGTTAATTCTGGATCAATTAAATGTGATTGTAATAATTGTTTAGCATTTTCTGAAGTAATTAATTTATTATTAATTAAATTACCTATTGCATTATGACATCCATAACCATGTCTTACAAAAACAAAGTTTATATTAGTTGTTGATTGTTCTATAAATTTTTGTTTTATTTTATCAAGAAATCTCATTATATACTATAATATATAATATATAATAATATTTAATTAATATACTATTTTTTTTAAATTATTTTAGACCGGAGGGACAAACGCCTTAAATGTAGTTGTGAGAGCTCTAAAGTTGACATAAGTTGCATTATGACTAGGAATGTCAGTTGATGTATATTGGATTTGTCCATTGGGGGTAATTGAAAATGTAAATCCTGTTATATCACCAACAAATGAACTATTTAATACCCAACCTCCATATTTTTGTACACCTTTTAAATTGTAGTATGCAAATTTATTGTTGTCATTGTTACCATAGTAAATTGCTACAGAAACAATTGCATCAAATGCCCTCACTATGCTGTTATCAAATGCAAATCCTGTAATATCTGATTCTGATCTAACATCATTATTAGCTTGGAATTCTCTTTCTCTAGAAATATCTCCTAAACTTGGTGAAACATCTACTCCGTTGAATAAAATAGATCCTGTTCCAGAAGCTGTTCCATTAACAAGTGGTGCAAAATCATCTGTTCTCACAAACAAACTTCCAGATGTTACTGATAAGTCATTATAAAAAGTAGATGCACCAGTAACACCAAGAGTACCATTCATTAATGTCCCAGAAGAGACAAACAATGAATTTGCAGTAACATTTGTACTTAATAAATTAGTATTAGTTTGGTTAGTTGAATCAATATTGGTAATAATTGCATTTGTTGAAGTTATATTTGTATTTAATAAATCTGACACAACTGCATTAGATGAAGTAAA